CACCGACTTTGTATCGCTGCAAAAATTGCCGCATATCCGTTATCGCCTCCCATCCCATTGCCAATGGAGAAATTTCCGGCAATAATTCCCACCACGTCGCGGACGTCAGCGCGTGATTCGTATTATCCGCCTGCAGAGATTTGTACGCTCTTCCCGATGTCGCGTCTTTGGCCTTGGCATCGAGCGCGTAGGTTGTTCCTGACGACCAGTTGGCAATCGTCTCCGTCGTCAGCCGCATCACATAGGCTGAGACGCCGGTTGGGTTTTCTTCCCGCTCGGCGTCGGCGTTGAGCAGTTCGACAATGACCGTCGCCCAGATCGTCGCACCCCCGCCATGATGGCCGATGGTCTGGCCGGGGACATAAACAGCGGTATCGGTATTTTTCTGAGAGCGATCCATCTTAAAGTATCCGTATCCCTGTAATCTCAAATTTCATTTGCAGCCGTCCGGCCAGATAAGCGATCTCCGCGATCGTTGCCGGGACAATCTCGCTTGTATTCCACTGCGTCAGCGTCGAGGGTTTCAGCAAAAACGCAGGACAAAATTCGCCGAGGTCGGATTTAGTGACGCCTTTTTCGAGCATCCGTTCTTCGATCTCCCGCCGCAGCTCGGCCAGCGTGTCAAAATTCAATACCGCTATAAATCCTTCGCTCATAATCCACCTCGTTTTTTTGCCACAGAGGGCACAGAGTTCACAGAGAGAAAATTTTCACGAATTCAAAACACAGCCGAGGGCGTCTGTGCTACAAATAGTAAGCCCTGGCCGGGCGGTCCAGACGCCGCTTGCTTTCGGCGGGAAGCCTCGCCGATCATACGCTTGCCGTCGATCATTTTGCCGTCACAATAATCTTTCCAGATGTCCGGGTCTTTTGTCATCCATACTCCATCGATGGAATTGCCGACGATCCAGTGGCCGCGAGCACGCAGTTCGGCGATGATCTCGCGGACGCGCCGGCGCTGCGTCTCATGCCCGCCGTCGATATGCAGCTTCACGGCGACTTGCGCAGACAGCATCGGACCTGACGCTTCCTTCAGGAGCGTCAGCGCGGCGGCAAGTTTTTCATTTTCAATAACGGGCTTCATAATATTTTCGCCACAGAGAATCACAGAGGACACAGAGATTTTAATAGTCGACCGCGGCCGGGAGTTCCGGGTCGGCGAAAAAGGCGTCTTTGTTCTCGCGCTTGCAGCCGACGGCGACGAGCTGCTCATCCGTGAGCCTGCCCATCGCCTTTTTGTCCGCCTCTTCCTTGATGCGAATGTACGGTTCGGCCTTTTTGCCGAAGACTTTTTTAAGCCGGCCAACCGCGTCCCGGCATATCTTGATCGCCGAAGACGCGCGCCAGCCGACGACGCCGAACTGCAGCGTTCGGCTGCGGGCCTTGCCGAAATCCTCCTGATGATTGGCGCAGAACGCCTGCAGGCTGTCGATGTGCAGCTTGACGTCGGCGGTCAATGTTTCCGTGGCGTCCTTCAGTTCAGACTTGATATCGCTGATCTGCGCGGCCGCATCCGATTCCGCCTGCTGAATTTGTAGTTGCAATTCTCCGATGCGTTTGAGATGTTCGTCCGCCTCGTTCCAGCCGGATATCGGATAAAGAACGACATTAGAACGGACACGATTCGACGGCTTCTTTGCCATGTTCAGGAACCTCCGTGTAATTGGTTTTTATCTGTTTGCAGTCTTTGTATTTGATTCCATCGCGGCGCTGGAGCATCGCCTTCATCGCTTCGATAACGCAATACGCCTCGTCCCGTGTAAGCTGTTCTTTGGTATCCACCCGGCCCGCTGTCATCCGGTCGATGAATTTAGCCAGGCATGAATTACCTACGGGCGTAAAGCCCAGGTCACCCGCCAGATGACTGATGGCCTCGATTTGTGAGTAGCTGGCGTACCGGCCGTCAGCGGCGGCCTTTGCCCTGTCACGGCAATAGGTTTCGGACTTGCCCGGATATCGCCAGCCAAGGGCCTCACAGATGGCGAGAAAGTCGTCGATCTGCGCGTTGGTCATATCTTTGCAGCTTTTGACGCGGTACTGCGCCAGCACCATACGGTACCGGTCTTCCTGTTTTCCATTGCGCAGGCCGGCGGCGCGGGCCGCCGTTTGAATGAGTTTTATTTGTTCACCCGTCGGCATTATCGGCAGCCTCCGCACCATCGATCCGTCATCCTGTTTGGACAGTTATTCCTGCCGCAATTCCGATTTACAGGAGTTCCGGCGCCGGTGGAATTTGTCCCCGGCTCGGAAATCCATCTTAATACCTTTTTGGAAACCAGTTTTATTTGCTCTTTATTTGGCATTTAAATAGCTCTTCAAAACCACAGATTACGCAGATTTCACTGATTCTTTATAATGCCCGCAAGCGGGCGATTCTTTTGTTACCCACCACGATCGTGGTGTTGCATATTTGGCTTTTCTTGCCTTCCGCATACAACCGTCTTCGGTGTCGTCAAATTCGGCGCATTCGTAACACGTTCTGTTTTTCTTTAGCCACCAAAGCCTTAATCCGTCAAACGCCAGGGCAAGGAACGCCGCATCGCGGGCGGCCAGTGACCAGAGGCCGATATACAGATGCAGGCCGCACGATATCGCGTTGGATACGATCCAGAACCAGAAGCACTTACGGTCCATGCGGTTATTGAGCACCACGCCCGCAACCGCAAGGACGGTCGTTATTATCCCCAATGTCTCGATGATGATATTCATAATCAACCTCGTTTAAAAACCATAGATTACACAGATTTCCGCTGATTTGGCTTTATAACGTTAAAGATATAATAGATTCCAAGGGCGATGTGACCAATAAGTAGAACGTTCACCATTGTGGCCCAGATCGCCAATAAGTTTCCAAGTGGCAGGCTTTCTACAAAGGCGGTCGTAAAATACATTCCGACAACCGAGATCATTATCAATATGTACGATCCCAAAATTTTAATACTTGTTTTCAATTTCCATCTCCGAATTTATGCTCAACGACGACGAGCGAATCTCGCATCGGCATACAGGCTTTGAGTTTTTCCGCCATGTCTTTATCGCCGACCCTGATGGCGTGATCGATATTGTCGGTGAAGTACCAGCAATGACGATCCCGCTGAAAACTTTCACCGCTGTAATACGTCGGCTCCGTTTGGTTCTTAAACTCAATCAGGTACAGCGGCATTATTTCCCCTCCGGCGCTGCGGCGACTCTCATTGCATCTGTCGCCTGCAACTCGTTGATTTTTGCCTGGGCCGCATCGTCGGAGGCAAAACGCATGGCCATATTAATATCGCCGCAGAAATTCGCCATTCCCCCGGCCATCGTCCCGGTGCCCATGAAGTACAGGGGCGCCCCGGCCTTTCGCATCTCAATCAAAAATTTTGTCATAATCATTCGGGCGGCTTGCGCCGCCGCGCTCCTGTTAGGCGGTTTTTGCTTTTGGCTCCGGTTCGGCGGGCCGTTCGGTATCCACCAGGAACGGCAATTTACTTTTGACTGCCAACCCAAGATCACGAATGGTTTTGACGACATTTTCTTCTGTAATAAATCCGGCGTTGACAACTTTAGACATCCGGTGCATCGCGGCGATCACCACGCTGCACGTCCGCAACCTGCCCGTCTGTGGAGTCATGCAGATCGCACGCAGTTTATTAACGGCTTCTTTGGTCAACGTGATGCCGCCGTACTCGTAAAGCCGCTTGATATCCTCGATGGTATAAAATCCGCCGCCTCCGGGGATCGACGTGATCTTATCGAGATCTAGTTTCGCCATCACTCGCGAATTGAACTGGTCAAGACATTCATTGCCGCGCCGTTCCGTGCTCTGGGCCAGTGTACTCTTAAGATGTGCATTTCCAGACAGGATCAGCGGACATTTGCAGCGGACGCTGATGATCTGCCGAAGCTGGTTAAGTTTGTGTGGGTTGAGGCCGCTGGCCTCGTCCAGGATGAATATCATATCGCGTCCGCGATAATGTTTAACTATTCGCTGGGTCAGCGCCTTAAGGCCTCCGGTCGCATCGATACGAAGTGCCTCCGCGATCGCCGCGAACATCGCCGCCGAGGTCATTGTGTCATCGAGTTCGACGTAAACGGAGCTATTAAAATAAACCTTTGCGTATTGTTTAAGGCACTCGCTCTTTCCGTGCCCGGCGTCCCCGATAACCAACCCGATCTTTGCCTCGTCATCATCACTGAGTATCTGCGTTTGTTTAATGACGGTGAATATTTTCTTGGCGACCGACGTTTCGACAAAGCCCTTGCCTCTTTCGACGCGCGCCTTGCGGTCAAAGGTATCCATAAAGGCCGTCAGCTTCTGAATGACAAGTTTCGTATCGCCGGGATATTTGCCCCGGACGATCTGGGATATGACCGCCGTACTAACGCCGGTCTTTTCGGCGACGGCTGTCTGCGGCAGCTTTCGCTCGGCCATCCAGTCGCGCAGCGAATCGCCGAAAATCTTCGCCTGTGCATCCGTCACTCTGTCTTCAATTTCAGGCATCCTTACCTCGCTGAAAAATGCGTCATGTTCCAACGCCTTTAATACATCGTGTCCATCCGTGGGCTGGTCTGGTTTTTCATATCGTGTCGTCATCTCCAAACAGCCTTACATTATTTCTCGGTTGAATGTTATCCAATAAATCCATTTCCATTGATGCGTAATCCGTTCTTTGCGGCGCGGCCAGGTCCATCTCCAAATCCGGCAGCCGCGTCATGTTTTCCGCCCCAGCGGCCTTGCGGACGGCTATCTGGTTTCGCTGCCGCAGATGTTCTTTCGCCTGACCATCGAGCGGCGTGCGGACGGGTTTCATACATGGTTCGTGTTGTTCGTGTGTTTCGTGGTTTGTATTTTCCGCCATCGCGGATAGCGTCAGGTCTGTCAGGCTCATCGCCGACACGCGATGCGCGGAGCGGGATTGTTTGACAATTCGCAGTGAGCGGCTCTTATTGGCCATCGCATCCCGGACGGCCTCTTCTCCAACGGGACCGTACTGTATCAGAGTCGCCTGCTCGGCGATCGTGATCCGCTGGTAGGTCATGTCATAAACATTAATCCGCGTGACATCATCGGGGTTGTACGATACCCGCACGGGTTTGCCGAAGTGCTGCTGCAGCGTTTGATTATATTGGCCGTACCAAAAGCCTTTGAACTTGACGCCGTTCTTGCCGACGGTCAATGCCGGCGACCAGACCTGCATCAGCAATTCGATCGTGTCTTCATCGACGACGCGGCGGCTGGTGCGCTGCGAAAATACTTCATCGGGCGTCTGATTATTCATCCCCGCGCCCGTGTGCGCGGATGCGTTATAGATGGCGATGTAGCGATCCACCGCCGCCGTGAATGTCTCAAGCGTGAACGCCTCGGACTTTGCTTTGTCAGTTTTAAGGTAGTCGGCCAATTCCTCCGGCTTTCGGGCGGTGTCCTTGCCGCAATAGGTCGGGATAGTCTTAGTGAATTGACAATCGAGAGTATCGAACCATCGCTCTATCTTTTTAGCCTTTGCGTTATAAGGAATCGCGAACGAAACGCCAATATTGAGCATTGCATAGATGCCGGTGAGATTGGCCTGCTCGTCTGGGGTAAGTTGAATTCTTTTCCGCCGCTGCCGCTGCTTTTTTGTTTCGCCGGTGAATTGCTGGCTGTCATAGTCTTTTCCGTTATCGATCTTAACCGATTCGGGCGGGCCGAATTGCTCGACGCCGCGCCGCATGGCCAGCAGTATCGTCGTCGAATTCGGCGCGACCGAGATGTGCCGACCGACGATCTTTCGGCTGCGGTAATCTTCCCATGCGGTGATCCACGGCCGGCACCACTCGCCGCGATGCCATATCCAGCAGTCAAACTCGTGATGGTCGCCGACCCACACCGCCCCAGGCTCGACGCTTGTCTGGTCGATGATGATGTGCGGGGCGCACTTCGCATCATACGCCGAGAGGCCTTCGCGATGCAGAATTAAAACCGGTTTCGGGATTTTCTCAATTGCCAGCCGCTGCATCGTCCGCAGCGAAGGGATTGTCCAGCCGGCTTTTGTTGATTGAGAAATATACAGGATGTTTTGAAGGCAGGTCTTGACACTCAGCCGCTGCTCGGTCAGGTACATTGTCTTAAATGCCTCAAAGGCCGCAGGCGTGATGATTTCGCCGCAGGTCAAGCCCCCGCGTTTATCGATCAGGCCCGGCATACCGCGTTCCTTGAACGCGGCTTGCCATCGCTGCATCGTCCGCAGCGGGATTCCCCGATCGTTGCAAAAACTTGTCAGCGCCGTCAGCTTGCAGATGTTATTTCGCACGGCGACGCCGCAGAACCGTTCGCATTCGTCTATCAATCCACGCCGACGTGTCGCCTCGTCAAGTTTGTCTTTCGGCACGTCGGACAGATCGACGGAGTCCGCCGCGACGTACCCTCGCAGTTTGGCGTGTGCTGTCGGCGGGATAAGCCACTGGCCGCCGTCTTGTATCGCGCCGGGTAATCGGCCTTTGGCGCAGAGCCGCCGGACATGCCCGGCGTTTTTGCCAAGCAGCTTGCTTGCTTCGGTGATAGATAGCATTTGTGTCATAATATTTTATCTGATATTTTTCCAATTTCATCGCGCAAGTTCAGCAGCGATTCGCCGACCTGGATCACGGTTTGCTTGAGCATGTTAATCGTGCCCTGCAATTCTTCGGGGCTGACTGTCTTTTGATAATCCCCGCCCGGACCCGTCTGGATGACCGGCGATTTTTCGGCGGCCAGCGGTCTGGCTTTACAGATATAAGCCCATTGCCCATACGGAAGGTACAGCGGCTTAAGCGCGATATGCCGCTCGATGAACCATCTGTTTGTTTCGCCGCAAAAATACTGTACGACGTGGCGTACCCCGCACGTTGGGCAGATGGAATAATATTCCCGCCGCAGGATTCCGCCTTCGACCTGTTCGGTCCCCATCATCTCCGGAGGAACCGGCTTAAAGCAGATCGGACAAATAACGCCATCCAACCCCTGCAGTTTATTTTCGTTATTCGGAGCAACCATTTTTCTTTTCCTCGACCGCAGCTCTATCCATCCCTGAACAGAGCCGCCAGCCCAAAACTTGTCATCCGTGACACGATTCAAAACTCCGCCGGGGGAGCGTTACCACGTATGGTCAACGGAGCCGAATGGCGTATCCGTGCCTCTCGTATCTCCCGCTGTGGCTTTCCGGCGGCGTAGTTCGCGGCGGCGCACGGAAAACGATTCCGTGGTGAACAATGCGTAAGCTGATTTTCCCGCCGTGAATTTTTTTTGCCACAGAGGTCACAGAGGCCACAGAGTTTTTACCTCTTTTCCTTCGTGGTAAATTTCAGTGCGGACGGCGCTCTTCCGTTTTACAACTGTCGCAGTTTCGAGTGGGACGCCATCCGCATAATTTTAATTTTCAAAAGAGCGTCTTTAGTTTTGATATTCGCGTTTAATTCGAGCGGTTTCATTTTCCGATTATCCTACTCGAAACCACGGATTTCGCAGATTTCACTGATTTATTATTTACTGCACGCATCAGCGCGCCGAAGATTTGGGAAAACATCGGCGCCAAAAAAAATCCGCCGTGATCGGGCTTTTGATTTTTTATCGCACGCGAGCGATTGATCTGATTCCGCCAACCCTTCATCCGCCCGACGGGCTTTCGTTCACCCCGCGCCCGCTGGGCGTGTCTAACCATACTTCGCATCGTGCTCATAATTAACTCCTTAAACTCGGAACCACAGATTTCACTGATTTAGTTTTTGCCACAGAGCGGCACAGAGGCCACAGAGTTATTATTCAATTGGAAATTTACAATCTAAAATTCTGACTCCCCAGGCCCGCGCCCGCGCGTGTGACTCAAAGTACACATCGAGGCGGTCGGCGGTGATGGCCTTGCCACGGTCTTTAACCTCGACGGGCTGGCCGCCGTTGTAGCCGGGGACGATCACCATCGTCCCGAACGGAATGAATTTATCGGCGGCGGCGAAATGGTCGCCGGGTTTGATTCGATGCCCCGACGCCGTAACGCCGTCGGCGAATCGGCCGCAGCACTTCGGACAAGCACAATAGGCGGTTACTTTCATTTTCCTTATCTCTGTGCCCTCTGTGTCGCTCTGTGGCAAAAAAAGGGATGCGGCCGGGAAGGAGGGAACCGACCGCACCGCAGAAGAAGAAATCATACGCGACTCGTTGCCTGCCACGGCAGATAAATAGTTTTGAGTTTTGAGTTCTAAGTTTTGAGTTCTAAGTTTTGGGGCAGAAAATTTGGATGATTGCGCCCCGGCGGTGTACCCGCCGCCGGGGTTGTTGACCAGGGCTACATCAGAACACCACGCTGAGGGCGCGGAGAGGAGGGCTGGGGGGTTGTAAATTGTAAATTGTGAAATGATAATTGCAAATGCCGACGCGAGAATCAAAACGCGGACGGCAGACTCGAATCCGTCGCCCGCATCGGAGGAGGGTAAAAAAGGGTTCGATTGTCGATTTATAATTGCCATCTTAAAAGTCCTTTTCGTAACCACAGATTTCACTGATTACGCTGATTTTTTTTGTTCGCGTCCTTGATATTTCGCTGGAAAGTCCTTGCGATGTTCCTGCAGCGAATTGAGATACTCCTCTCTCGTGATATATTCGATCTTCCTGATAATGCGGAACGGAATTAAACAGTTTGTTTCTCTGTCGTCCCAGTCTCTGATCTCTGTTTCAATTTCACAAAAACATTCGCTACCAAAATACTTCACGGCGATTTTGCCGGTCAATCTTCGTGTGGCGATTTCAGGCCCATCATCTGTCCGGAGATTAAAGGCAAGCTCGTAATCGATGATGCCGTATTCTGATTTCAGGCTCTGCTCCATGATTTCTCCTTTAATCGCCTCGTAAAAGGTTCCCGCTGCGGGTCTCAGCCGCAGCGGGCTTTATCAGACGGCTGCCGCCGTCTGTTTTAACGCAGATTTTTCTTGACTTTTTAAATCCGCCGGGTATGATGGCTCGCTATGATTTCCAGCATCCCCGGAATCATCAGTCAGGAGGACTTTACCCAGATCAATCCCGGCAATCCGGGCCAGTTCCACAAGCCCCAGGTTCATCGCCTCGCGTGCCGTCGTCTGCGGGCATACCTTGATCTTCTTTGCGATGAAATTGGTCAGACTAACGACCTGTCTGTCGGAGGGAACATGGCTGCCGAATCGGATGTTCTTAATCGGCCGCCAGTACTTGTTTCTGTATGTTCTTTTAATGTTCATAACAGCATTCATACAATCCGGTATCGGCACTTGTCAACATAAAATTTATGCTAAAATACATTACTGCCTAATCTAAAGTGTCTTACGAAATATGCTAAGTGTATATAAAAAAAAGACTTGCGATTATTTTTTATGGCATTAAAATATTTTATTATGGCAGAGAAAAAGGTTAAAAAATACAATCGATACCAGTTGTATCTTACAGAGACAACTGCAAACCTACTCGTTGATTTGCAAAAATACAGGCATAACATCAAGGATATTTTAAACGCTGGAATTGTGTTATACGACCAGAGCGACAATCCTACGCGGGCGATGGCCGAAATGCGGGCAAACTGCAATATCGATGAGGAAATCGATAATTTGCAGCGGCGGCTTGACCGGGCGATCAAAGAGAAAAAAACAGACTTGATTGTGATCGCGGAAATTGATAAACTAAAGCCGCCAAAAGAAAAACACGTGGAGAAAAAAACGGGGTAAAATATGCCACATGGATGTCAAGTGCTATAATTGTGATCATTTTTTCAAGGCCGACTCCAACGAGGCAGGGCCTTTTATTTGCCCACATTGCGGCCAAAGCAATCAACGAACAGCTCCGCCAATATCCCAAACACGCAAACAATTGCTCGAAAGACTGGAATCCCATGAAAAGGCCGGATTTGAATACGTGACATGGATTTCCGCGCGTGATAAGTGTACGTGTTTTGCTTGCCAAGAAAAAGACAGGCAGATATTTACTATTTCGCAGATGAGAGAAATTTTGAATTCTAACTTCTGCGCGGCTGATGAAATGGAGCAGGGATGCCGATGTATAATTGGGTGTGCAGATATTCCACCGTTGAAGCAAAAACTTAAGCCATCAAAGTATAAAGTCACAAATAAGGTCATACAAAAAAACGATTCTGTTGTTATACAGCTTGATCTGAAGAAGAGAACCTTTTTTGAGCTTATTAAGGAACGCATTAAGTACTTGTTTTCTAAATAGTTATGATTACGCAATGCCCAAAATGCCATAAAACGCAGGAAGTACCGGATGTTTATCGCGGACGCGAAATCAAATGCCTGCATTGCAAAGAGCCGTTTAACGCCAAAGATTGGGTACAGCCTGAAAACGCGCTGACGCAATGTCAGTGGTGTAATAAAGTCCTGCGAACCCCCAAAACAAATCTTGGCAAGGTACTTACCTGCACGTATTGTAATTGCGAATTTCGCGCCGAAACATATATTCCTCCGCCGCTATTTACGCCGCCGAAATCGCTCGATGAGCCATCCGAGCCTGCCCTATGCGGCATATTGATGTTTCTGGCGTGGTTGACCGCGATCGTCTCCGTGCTTACTGTCATTCCATCGTTTGGCGGCTCGCTTGTCGGAATCATCCCCGCCATCTTTCTCGGCTGGGCATCGCAGGTTCTGAGGCATCAGGCGGCAACTGATCATTATCTGCGTGTCCTCGCGAATCGTGCAGCTCACGATGATCTCAAAAATAATCCGTAAAAATCTGTAAAATCTACGGTTTTTTAGTATTGACAAAAACAAACGCCTGCCGATAATGCCATCATCAGCGTTAAGCTGATGCCGGACTTCTCACCCGGCGTAACACGATTCAAATGCTTTATCAAACGGCTGCCGCGCGGGTTTAACCCCGTGAATGGGAGCCGTTTTTTTATTGCCTCCCTCCCGTCTGGAAAAATGCTTTACCCCCTCCCGGCTTTGCCGGACTCCCCCTTGGCAGGGGGAGAGCTTTAGGGGTTGGAAAAAACCAGACATGGAGGTCATAATGAAAATTGAAAATCGAAAATCGAAAGTCATCACCACATCACTTCTCTGGGTTGCCCTCGCCGCGTTGTTTTGCCTTCCGTATTTGACCGGATGCGACACGCTGCGGTTCGCCCCCTCAGAATCACAAAAGCAGATCGCATTCGATACCGCTCAGGTCGCTCAGGCGGTCAACGCGTCAGGAGCTGCTGCCGCGACGCCGGCGACGCAGAAGCTCGTCAGCGGAACGGCGGCAGCCCTCGCTTACACCGGCCTGCCGGCAAACCCGACGATTGCCGATTACGATGCAACCCTGCAGGCGGCAAACACAGACGCTGCCAAACGACCCACGGTCGACGACGTCGCGTCGTCATTCGATGGATGGCTGAGCCTTGGCATCGGGATTGCCGGACTGCTGGGTGGCGGAGCGGGGCTTAAAATCGCATCGGCATTGAAGACCGTCCAGACGAAGGCGGCGGCGCTGAAAGAGGTCGTGCAGGGCAACGAGACGTTTAAAAATTATCTCGAATTGTCCGGGAACACGGCAGCGCTTAAAGCTTTTTCGACTGCGCAGACCCAGGTTCAGACAACGGCCACGGAACAGGCGGTTTACGCGGTGCGTTCTGAGTTGCCGCAGACCGTCGCCGTAACCGCAACCACAGCCGTCAATCAGTCGTAAATTATTCACCACGAAGGACGCGAAGATAAATTTTATGGAAAATTTTTCAATCGATCTTACCCCGGCGATGTTCAAGATCATCTTCTGCATCGCCGCCCTAATCCAGATGATCAAGCGGATACCCGTCATGGCGAGTCACTCCAACTGGTTTCCGCTTGTCTCGTGCGCGCTGGGGATCGCGGGGGCATTCCTTGCGGGTATCGCAGACCCGGTCTTCAGCGGGATTTTGATGGGGACTATCGCCAGCGGGTCATACTCGCTGCTGAAAAGCGGAATTGTGACGCCGACGGAATCGGCGGTGAATTTGGGGGCGTCACTGACGGCGCTGGATAAACAACTGACGGAAGAAAAAACAGCTATCGAAAATCAACAGAAGGAGAAACAATGATCTTAGCGGAAGCAACATTTAGGGACATCTGGCCGATCATCGCGACGGTCGTCGGTATCGCTTCCGGAATTTGTTCCGGGGCGATCTGGTTTTCGATGCAGTCACTGAAAGATTCAAACAAGGCCACTGCCGACAAGCAACAGGCAGCCGATCGTGATATCGCATCTATTCGCGAGCGTCTCGGAACCTGCCGACTGGAATGTGATCGTAATACCGTCTCGAAAGAAGACTGGGTCCGCGAGGTCGGCTATTCACGCCGTCTGCAGGAACAGCAGATTCGTGAGATGGCGGAAATTAAAACACTTGTAAATAAAATGCCGGAAATCACCGGCCAGATCATCCGCAGCGTGGTCGCTGAAATGAAACGAGGATAATTATGCCGCAGCCGAACTTAAACCCGGACTCCATCCGAATACGCGAACTGCGCCGAATGATCATGCAGTCGCTGAATACACTGTTCCCGTCGAAGGCTTATGTCAGGACGCTTTGGCGGATCGTCATCGGCATCGAGCCGACGTATGACAAGTCGATGTTCGTCAAGGATGTATTTTACCTGCAGGCTAAAGGGTATGTCGCACTGACCAAAAGCCCGCTGGCTGAAAACGGCAAGGTCGAGGAACAATTTATTCTATTGACCGCTTCCGGCAAGGAGATCGCCGAACAGACGATGTCCGATCCGGCGCTTGAAATTTAATATTAACCACGGATTAACGCGGATTTTCACGGATAAAAAAAAATGATTCACCACGAAGAAACGAAGGGACACAAAGAGAATATTAAATCTCTGTGGTCTCTGTGAACTCTGTGGCAAAAAAAAATATGACCCGACGAACACACAGCACAATCGATACACTGCCCGCCGAACTGCGTGAGATCATCACGCGGATGGTGGTTGACGCCGACTGGCCGAAAGATTTTCCGTGGGAAAAATCCGATATCCCGCCGGAACTTTACGGCAAGTCAAAGCCGCGCTATCTGGATATGGTTTTGTACTGTGTGTTTAAGGATAACCCCGTCAGCCTGTCAAGCCTGGCACGCTGGGCGAAAGGACTGCAGGCGTTTGAACGGATGCGGACGGCGTCGGGCTTGGCCAAACAGATCATGGCCGATGTCAAAAACGAGAACGCATCCGAAACGCAGAAGGCAGCCGCCGAGATGATCACGGCGCAGATTATCGACCTGGCCAGCCGCGAAGATTTGAAGCCCAAGGATATCTCGATGATATCCGGCGCGGTGCGGGATTGCAACCAGGTCGCCATGCAGGCGGATAAGTACATCCGCGAGCAGGTGAAGGCAAAGGTTGCGGCGGCTTCAAATACCGTCAAAGAAAAACTCAACGCCGCCGGCGTGGCAAAGGTTGTCCAAAAACAGATTGACGAAATTTTAATGGGGATATCGAAAACCTGATGCCCGATGTAAATATAAAAAATTACTTTCTGCCCTACCAGGTCGATCATATTCTCGACGAGACGCCGGCGTTGATCGAAGAGAAGTCGCGCCGGATCGGCATCACTTACGCCAACAGCTTTAAGCATTGCCGCCGCCGCAACCTAATCGACTACCGCCGTGACCTGTGGTTTTCGTCCGCCGACGATTCGGCTGCGTTTGAATATGCGCAGTACCTGAAGCTCTGGGGCGATCTGATGCAGGCTTCCATCCGCGAAGTCCTCGAAGTTCTCGAAGATGTGGACGGTTATAAATTCAATAATTATGTCGCCGAATTTCCCAACGGAAGCCGCGCTAACTGTATGTCGTCAAACCCCAAGCGGTTCCGTTCCAAGGGCGGTGATGTGGTACTCGATGAATTCGCCTGGCATGGTGAGGCGGGCAAGATGTGGGACGCGGCCAGTCCGTGCACCACGTGGGGCTATACGATTGAATTACTCAGTACGCACAACGGCGAGATGTCTGAATTCAACCAGTTCATCACGAAGATCAACAAGGTCCTTCGCGGAGAGACGACCTTTGACGCCCTCAAACTGCTGCACTTCAATTTGCGACGGACAACGATCGTCGACGCCGTCAACCAGGGCCTTGCCGAAAAGGTTTATAAGCTGGATCACGTCGACTTGGCCGCGCGCGAGAAATTCCTGCGAGACTGCCGTGCCCGCTGCCGCAACGAAGACCAGTGGAATCAAGAATACATGTGCATTCCATCCACGGAAGAATCGACGCTGATACCTTATGAACTTTACATTACGAGTCAATTTGCCGATTGCCTGCAGCCGCCGGAAAAATGCGGCAAGGGTCCGTTCTATATGGGCTTCGACCTTGCCCGCACAAAACACAAGACGGTATTCTGGATCGATGAGCTGGTCGGCGATATCAAAGTCTGCCGGGCGGTCGTGCGAATGCACAATACGCCATACGGCACACAGCAGCAGATGGCCGAAGACTTGATTCGTAAATATAACGTGGTTCGAGCCTGCGGCGACGCGACGGGCCTGGGCGATATGCTGGTCGAACAATTACAGCACGTCTTCGGCGAAAATCGCGTCGAGAAAGTGAAATTTACCGCGCCGATTAAAGATGCGATGGCGTCGCGGATTCTCGGCCAGATGCAGGATCATCGCCGCCGCGTCCCAGATGATATCGAATGCCGAGAAAGTTTTCATTCCGTAAAAAAGACGGTCTCTGCCAGCGGCAATGTGCGATACGACACCACGCAGCAGGATGAAGAGCACGCCGATGAATTCTGGGCCGCGTGTCTTTCCGGCGAGGCCGCGAATCAGCCGGCAATCAAACCCAGCATCATCACGTTAAATGACGGAGGCGATGATTTCGATAATGAAGCTGCTTGATACCTTGAAATCATATTTCCCGAATCGCTTGAAGGATATTTCCTTCAAGCTCAGTCAGCTTGCGCAGCTTTGGGATAAAGGGATGGATGTCGGCGGCACGCGCAAAGGTCGGCCGTCGCAGCCGTATTCACAGGTCGAATGGGTTTGGATTTGTGTCAATCTCTTAATCGATACCTGCAAGACGGTTCCGCTGATGCTGTCCAACGCCAACGATGAAGTGCTGGAAAGCGGGCCGCTTTACAATTACGTTTACAACAAGGAGTTTTCCCGGCTGTTTCAGGAAACGCTCGGATTCTATATTCTGTACCGCGAGGTCTATTGGATCACGCTTGACAGCAAGGGCGTATCGCCAACGAGCATCTTAGTCGCCGGGCCGAACTCGTGCCGGCCGGTGGTCGAAAAAGGCGTGCTGGTCGGATATGCCCTGCGGACGGGTAGCAAAGAGACGACGCTGGTTCTGGAAGATGTGTATGTCATCAAGAATTTTAACCCGTATGATCCCTATCGCGGCTGCGGGCCGCTCAACGCCGGCGAGATGTCGATATCCACGGCGTACCAGGCGATGCAGTACAACGAATCTCTGCTGGCCAACGGAGCGCGGCTTAGCGTCGGCCTGACCGTGCCGCCCGGCGTGCAGTTATCCCCGGAAGAAATACAAAAACTCAAACGCGAGTTTTCAAGCAAGCACGCCGGCGCCGCCAACGCGGGCAAGGTTCTTCTGATGACGGGCATTACGGACGTTAAGACCTTTTCTCAGACGATGGCCGACCTGCAGATGGTCGATATGTCGAAATTCACGGCCAATACGATCTGCGCCCTGTTCAATGTGCCGCCGGAAGTGGTGGGCTTAAACAGCGAAGCGCAATATGCCCACGGCCCGGCGACGCAGCGGCTGATACTCTACGGCGTGTCGCCGCTGCTGGATGCGATATCCACGGCGATGGATGAAGGGCTCATTCAAAAGTACAAGTTTAAAGCGGTGCATAATAAATTTATTGAGTTTGCCAAAAGCAAGATCGCGGCCGCACGGTTCCCGCTGCGCTGCCGCGCCGCCTATCGCCGCGTCAAGACACAGGCGGTCATGGCGGGTCAGACGCTGTTCGCCTGGTTTGATATCGCCAGCCATCCGGCGATTCAGGAAATGATGCGCGACCAGATCGCCAAGATCATGCCGCTGGCCGAAAAAGGTGTCCCGATCAATCAACTCATCGACGCCCATGACCTGCCGTATGATACGACGCTGATGCCGTGGGGCAACGAGTGGTGGGTTCCGATGGGGCAGGTGCCGGCGCGATTTATCCTGGAAGGCGGACTGGAGGCGTTTACGGGGCCGGCGCTGCCGGAAGGTCAGACCGACGAGGATGAAGATACGCCGCCGGAAAATCCGCCAAAAGAAGATGCGAAAAAGAAATCCATCGAAGCCGCAGAGAAATCCTCGGCGGCGGGCAGGATTTGGAATCGATATATTCAGTCGTTTTTGCCGCTGGAAAAAGCATACGCCGATCAGGTGCGGCTGTATTTTCGCAACCAGCGAAAAGAGCTGGTCGGGAAATTAAAGGTTGCCCTGGGCGAATCGAAATCGGTCGAGGCCGATACGAATCAGATCGTCGCTCGCGTGGTGTTCGATCTGGTCAACGAAAATAAAAAGCTGCGCGTGATCAATCGCGTGTTTTTCGAGCGGGCGGCCGACCTGGGGATCGCCCAGGCGGAGTCCGAAGTCGCCGGGCTTAAAGGCGATGCACTGAAAGAGGCGGTCAGGCGGGTTCGGCTTTCACCGGCCATGCGAAATACGCTGGCGGTATCGAGCGAAAAGGTATCGAGCGTCAACGCCGTCAGCCGCCGCCGCATCGCAAGCCAGTTGCGTCAGGGCCTTGAGGCGGGCGAGGGGCTGCCGGAATTGACGGATCGAATCGCCGGAGTGCTGGATACCAGCCATGCCCGCGCCAACCTGATCGCACGCACGCAGGTGTCGGGGGCGGTGTCATCGGGACGGTTCGCGGGAATGAAGGACGCCGGCGTCGAGAAAAAAGGCTGGCTGACCGCGCGCGATAGTTCCGTGCGGCCGGATCACAAGCAGGCCGGTATCGATTACGCGGATGGAATTCCGATTGACCAGCCGTTTAAGGTCGGCGGCGATACGCTGATGTATCCGGGCGACCCGGCGGGCACGGCCGCACAGATCGCCAATTGCCGCTGCATGACAATTGCACGGCTGCTGGCCGGCGGCAAGGCGATGGATATCGCGGATTATGACAGGGCAAGAATACTGGATTACTTTGAAGTTAAAACGCTTTTAAACGAGGTTTAGTCGGATGACTAAAGACAGAAGCATAACCTTTTATCGAGACGGGATGAATTTATCGCCGGAAGAAATTGCCCGCATCGATGCCTTTGCCGCGACGCTCGGATTAGGCCCGCTATATGTTCCTCAAGAACCTAAAAAATTCACCTGTCCAAAATGCGGAAAAGAAAATGCGTATTACAGGGAAATTCATCCTGACACGGATATGAACGAGATAGTCCTTTACTGCCCGGATTGCGGGTATGAAGGCGACGAACGTAAATCAATCGCTGCAATTGTGAACTTTATGAAAGAGGCATTACGGATGAAATCGCTGCATAAAATATTAGCCGAATCGATTCAAAAAGCCGACCAGGAAACGCGACGGATTACCGCCGTGATATCGAGCGAGGCGATTGATCGCGACGATGAGATCGTTTCCGCCGCCGCGATGAAAAACGCGATGGCCGGGTTTATGAAAAACCCGGTCGTCATTACGTATCACACTCACAGGCTTGGCGACGGCACGCCGGTCGTCATCGGTAAAGTGCTCCGGTGGTGGCAGGAAAAAGACAAGACGCTCGTTGAGATTGAATTCGCCGACACGGAAAAAGGCCGGGAGTATTATTATCTTTATGCGGGCGGATACCAGAAGGCGTTTTCGATTGGGTTTATTTCCATCAAGCGGAGCAACAAGATTATCGACGGACGGTCTGTTCTGGTGCACGAAGAGATCGAAATATACGAATTGTCCGCCGTGGCGGTCCCGGCCAACCCGGAGGCGCTGACTAAGGCCTTGCAGGAAAAATTCGAGAAGTCGATTGCCGCCATCGAAAAGATGATCAGGGACAACCAATCGACTATCGAAACGAAATTGAATGATATCCTGGATCGGCTGGATGATATCGCCGCCCTCCAGATCAACGACCCTGACGGCCTGGGCGATGCTTTTTCCGGTAAGCAGCCGCAGCCGGCCGATGGGAAAAAAACAAATTCCGGAGACGTGTTGAAACATATCGCATCGTTAATTAAAGAATTCTCGGAGTAAAATTATGTTTGACAATATGACCGCGCAAGAGCGCGAAACCATCCAGACGATCGAAAAAGGTCTGGTGGACATCAAAAAGGGATTGGCCACCAAGGACGAGCTGATCAAGGAAATCGACACGCGACGGCAGAGTGACGCCGAGGCCGCAACCAAGGCCGTGACGGAAGTGCGAAGCGAAGTCGAAGAGATCAAGGCCCTCGGCGACCAGTTGCAAACACAGTTGCGCCGGCTGCACGCAAGCGGCCTGAAGGATGCCGAGCGCGGCCGCTACCACGGCAATTTTTCCTCTGCGGCCGAGGCCAAGCTGTTCGGCCTGCAATTGCTGGCAGGCTCTATGGCCGGGCTTTGCGGCCGAAGTGACATCGCCGCCAAGCATGCCCGGATACTCAAATCTATCGAGAAGATGGGAATCGAAGTCACTTATGTCCACGAAACCAGCGGCGAGCGTCTTGAGAAGGCCGCCACGACCGGCAGCCAGGCGGCAGGTTCTCTGTTAGTCACATCGGAGATTATCTCCAGCCCGATTCTGATGCTGGAGGAATACGGCGTGGTGGCCTCCGAGTTTGGCCCCGTTCCGATGGGCGCCGGAGTCACACTGACGCCGAAGCTTGACACGCTTCTGACGGTGTATGTCCCCGGCGAGGGAACGGCCCCCAGCGTATCAGATCCGACAATCGGCGCCATCAACCTTATCGCAAAAGCGCTGACGGCCCTCTGCGCCTACAGCAAAGAGCTGGATGAGGATTCGGCCATCGCTATGGCCGAGCTTTACGGCCCGCTGATCATGCGGAGCATCGCGTATTACATGGACCTGTGCGGATTGCTCGGCGACGGAACAGACACGTTCTTCGGGTTCCGTGGAATCGTGGGCGCTCTGCGAGCGGTCGATGCAACGATTGGTAACATCAAGAGCCTGGTCGTCGGCACCGGCAACGCCTACAGCGAGCTGGTTTATGGCGACTTTGAAAACGTCGTCGGAACGCTCCCGCAGTTCGCCGACGGCCCGTTTACCAAGTGGCTGATGCACCGGTACTTCTATTATACGGTGTTTGTGCGGGCGGCCCTTGCCGCCGGGACCGGCGCCAAGGAAGTCATCACCGGCGAAAGCCAGAAGCAGCGGCTGGCCTGCGGATACCCGGTCAAGTTCGCCCAGGTGATGCCGAAGGCCGAGGCCAATAGCCAAATCTGCGCGACGCTCGGCGACTACAAACTCGGTTGCCAGCTTGGCACACGCGGCGCGCTGGAGATCATGCAGTCTGATCAGCGGTACTTTGACCAGGGCCTAATCGCGCTTCGTGCCGTCCTGCGTGCGGCCATCAACGCTCACGGCGTCGGCAATACGACCAACGCCGGGGCGATTGTCGGCCTGATCACAGCCGGATCGTAAGCGGGTTGAATTTTGTGTCGGGGCGGGATGGAACGCCCGCCCCGGTTTTGACAGGAAAGCTTGAAAGAATCAAGCCAAAAATTTAATTGGAGAATAACGATGTTAAAATCGATTTTGAAGCATCTCAAGTATGGCATTTGCCTGCCTCCTCAATTGAAGGATAATGGCGATTTCGCGAGCAACACGTACTTTGATACCGCCGGACTGTCTGAAGTGCTGTTTTTGATCATTACCGGAGTGACTGATACCGCCATCGGATCGACGGCTGAAGGCACAGCGCCCAAGGTTGAAGAGTGCGACACCACTGACGGCACGTATTCCGATGTTACCAGCGCTGCGCTGGCTGACGCGATTGCCGATACTGAAGACAGCAAAATATTCGGCATCCATGTCGATCTGACCAAGTCGCATAAGCGGTATATGCAGGTTGATGCTCCCCACGCCGGCGACGGTACCACCGGAGCCAACGCGGCTATTATCGCTATTGGTCTGCCCGACGTTGCGCCTGTTACAACGGCACAGACGGGATTGACGGAACTGATTCAGGCTTAAAACGAGGCTCGCCAGGGCATAAGCGAAGGCCGCCCGTCAAAACGGGGCGGGCGGCCTTTTATAAGGAAATTGAAGTGACTAAAGTTTTAATCGCAATACCGTATTTCGAATCCGTGCACCCTGTGGTGCAGGCGGTTGCTATGCAGATCGCTGCGACCAGTGGGTCGGCGATCAAGCTATTTAAGGCGCGGCCGAGTGATTACGCTCGCAATAATGCGATTCGGTTCATGAAGGCCAATCCGCAATTTTCGCACTTATTTTTGATTGATTCAGATACCGAGCCGCCGCTGGATGCTTTAACGCGGCTGCTGGCTTTGAATTCCGATATCGCCTGCGGCGTTTACCGGCTGGTATTTCCAAGCGGCCTGCGATGGTCGGCGATGGATAAAAAAGGCGGCAAGTACTGGGTAAAAAAAGAACTGCCATCTAAGGCTGATCCATTTATTGCTGATGGCGCCGGGGGCGGATGTTTGCTTATCGAACGGCATGTCCTGGAGTCAATGCCGTGGCCGTGGTTTAAATGGGATGAACACGAAGATGGGTACCAGGAAGGGGAGGATGTGTATTTTTCCCGCAAGTGTAATGACGCGGGGATTCGATTTATGTTTGATCCGATGGTGAAATGTATTCACCACAAAGAAATTCCACTCTAACTTTTTTTTGAAAGGAACTGACGATGTTGGTAGTGATTGAACAAACTTATCGCGGCAAGCACGGGCTGTTTGTCGGCGGGCACACGTATGATCTGAGCAACAACCAGATCGCCGCCATCGACGACGAACTGGCGCCTCGGAAAAAGAAGCTGCAGTATCGCAAAGTCAAGGACGCTAACCAGATCAACCGGCCGACCGCGACCAAGAAGATCGAAATTCTGACAACGTATCGCGGCAAAGAAGGTGTGTATGAACAGGGCAGGATCATAACGCTGCCGGTTCGCAAGATCACCGCCATCGAGGCGGACTGTAAATCGGCCGGCGTGAAGTTTGAGTACGAGCTGGTCAAAGAGCAGACGACGCCGAACAACAAGCAGGTGACGGGTAGCGAGACCAAGTAAATGCTTTGCTTAATTACGGATATCAAGACGCGGCTCGGAATCGGCGCTGAAAACGACGCCATCCTGACGGCCATCGTCGCGGGAGTGACGGGTCTGATCGAGAGCTTCTGCAACCGCAAGCTGATCCTGCCGTCGGCGAACGTGACGGAATGTCTGTCTGGCGGCTGCGAATTTATCCAGCTTCGCTATTACCCGATCGTGTCGATTACGACACTGAAAGAAACGTTCGGTGATTTCGATTTTACCAACGCCACGGCCTTAGTCGCCAATACGGATTACCGCATCGTCGGCGGCGGCGAACATGGCATCATCCAGCGAATGTACACGAACTGGCCGGACGGCCTTGACGCGGTGCAGGCGGTCTATAAGGGCGGCTATGTGGCCGCAGGAACTACACCCGGTACAGGAGAGACGGCGGTCCCGGCCGACCTGAAAGAACTGGCGATACTGCAATGCTGCCATCTGTTCAAACGCCGCGATGATATCGGCCTGTCAAGCGTCTCGGCAATGGGCGGCTCGGTCAATGTCTTCTCCGAATTAAATCTGCTGCCAATTGTCAAGGACGGTCTGCGGGCGGGCGGTTATATGAGGATCGCAATATGATGATCTCTTTAGAACTTGGCGCTGACTTTCAAGCGACGCTGGCCTCAATGACGAACGCCGGAAAAAAAATCGCCGCCGCCACGTCGCGGGGACTCCGCCATGCGGTTGAATTTGCCGCCGACCATGTCGGCGAAAATTTCATCACGGGCCAACTTTTGAAATCCCGTTCCGGCTATCTTCGCAATGCCGTACAGGGATGGAAGGAATCGGATTTCGAGGGTATCGTTGGCGTCAAGCCCGGCTCGGCCGTGGAACATTATAAGTGGCTTCTGGGAAGTGAGATCAAGACAATCACGCCGACACACGGACGGCTTCTGTCAATCCCGATGCGCGATGCAAAGACCGGCGCCGGCGTTCTAAAGGATGAATATTCCGTAGGACTGAAGAATATCGACGGCGGGTTTTTCAAAGAACTTGTTCCGGGAAAATTGTTTTTTGTCAAGCGATCCGGGAAAACCGAACGCTCCCGGCTGCTGGTTCTATTTTTGATGGTCCCGTCGGTCACGGTCCACGGCTCGGACGCCCTGGCGAAAGGAACGCTGGATGCCGAGGATGGCATGACGCAGCGAATCGAAGACAATATCGCAAAGGCGATAGCGTAAAAATAAAGAAAAAATGCCACAGAGGACACAGAGGTCACAGAGATAAGGGGAATAAAAATGAAACGAATAATTTTAGC